CTTAAGATACATACTTAAGTTTCCCCACTTTAGGTTTAATAACTATATTGTGTTATTAAAGCTAAAGAGTAATACTTAAGTTTATTCTTAAGTTTGTCAGCCCAACCAAGACGAACATAGGCACTGTCGTTGATAAAGGTATGCGGTCTTGCCGATGGACTGATTATTTTTACTTTTTGTGGGAAAACTGTGTAAGAATCTGTGTCGCATGACGCATGGTAGTGTTAATATAGACGTAAGATTAATACGATCTGGACTACCCACTTAAGATTCACCTCTTTATTCTTTTTTGTCGTTCAGAGCGCATAGCGCGACAGCCCTACGGGCCTACAAGGAGCGAAGCGACGATGGCCTACGAGAAACTACCCTACAGCAAAAATGTTGAGAACCACATCCTTGAGTGTATTCAGGGTGGGGTAGGCATTCGTGACATGATCGCTAGTATGCAGCACTTGCAACATGCTCCTAAGTCTCTTTCCACTCTCTACAAGATTTACGGTGACTTCATTCATCGTGAGCGGGCTAAGATCAATGGTATGGTTGGTAAGAAAGTTATCGACCAAGCCCTAGAGGGTGACTTTAAGTCCCAAGAACTGTTCCTTCGCTCTAAGGGTGGATGGTCTCCAACCAATACTGTCGTTGAGGCAGAACAGGAGATCGACCCTGACCTTGATGAGAATGCCATTGACTCTCTGATGAACCTTCTAGGTATAAATGATGATGAAGACCCGACCCCTGACAGCGGAGAAGCTTCGTAATCTCCCTAAAGACCAAGTTAAGAAGGCTTTCCAAGGTCTCAACCAGAACCAAGTAGAAGAACTGAGACATAGTTGGTCGTTCTGGGCTAGAGATTCACAGCTTGAGCCTGAAGGTGATTGGAACACTTGGTTTATTAATGCTGGTCGTGGTTTCGGTAAGACTAGAACTGGTGTTGAGTGGGTAAGGGAACAGGTTAAGCAGGGCAAGAAACGTATTGCTGCTGTTGCTGCTACCAACTCGGATATTGAACGGGTTATGGTAAAAGGTGAGTCAGGTTTCCTTTCGGTTTGTTGGAAGGGGGACAGAACACACAAGGGCAAGAAGATGGGTTTCCCTGAGTGGTCGCCCACCAAGAGGACACTGACGTGGGAGAATGGTGCTACTGTCCAATTCTTCTCCGCTGAAGAGCCTGAACGTCTCCGTGGCCCTCAGTTCGAGATTGCTTGGTGTGATGAACTTGCAGCTTGGAACAAGGACATTGACACTTGGGACATGCTTCAGTTCTGTATGCGTCTGGGTAAACATCCTCGTATTGTCGTCACCACTACACCAAAACCTACGAAACTTGTCAGGAAGTTGATGAAAGACCCTAAGACGTATGTCACTGGGGGTTCTACTTTCGACAACGCTGCTAACCTTGCAGGCACTTACCTCGAAGCTGTTAGGGCACAGTATGAGGGAACTCGCCTCGGTAGGCAGGAACTTTACGCTGAAGTCCTCGAAGAGTCTGAGGGCGCTCTCTGGAACACAGACATGCTGGAGAGGGCTGAGATCAAACATGAGGATGTCCCCCACCTAAACCGTATTGTCGTCTCCCTCGACCCTGCCGTTACAGCCAACAAAGAAAGTGACATGACAGGTATTGTCGTTGCTGGGGTTGACGTGAATGGGATTGCTTACGTTCTGGGGGACTACACTGATAGGCTTACGCCCCAAGGATGGGCAGCGAAGGCCATCGAACTGTATCACAAATATCAAGCTGACCGTATCGTTGCCGAGGTGAACCAAGGTGGTGATATGGTTAAAACGACTCTCCACGGCGAAGATGAGACGGTCCCGGTAAAGATGGTTAGGGCCTCTCGTGGTAAGTATGCTCGTGCTGAACCTATCTCGGCCTTGTATGAACGTGGACTAGTCAAGCATGTATCTAATCCCCCTGATGGGGCCAACCTAAACGAACTTGAGACCCAGATGAGAACTTGGGAGCCACTAGGGTCAATCGGCTCTCCTGACCGTCTGGATGCTTGTGTATGGGCTTTAACCGACCTCTCACTTAACGGGTATAGTAAGCCCCAACTTACCCTTTCATATAGCAGCGCCAAGGGGCTATCTCGTTAACAATACACGGACAACAAGACAATGGCTAAGAAGCTGTCAGAAACGGAAGCCAAGGCTACTCTAGGGGTAGCTGGAGATAACACTTATAACGGCCAAATCCGCGCTGATGAGTTTCTCCCTGAACTTCGGGGTAAGAAGGCCATTCGCAAGTTCCGTGAGATGCGAGACAACGATAGCACTATCGGCGCTGTCATGTATGCGGTTGAGCAAATCCTTCGTGACGTTGACCTGCACGTTAAACCTGCTAACGACAGTGAAGCGGCTAAGAGGGAAGCAGAGTTCGTCAAGAGCGTTCTTGATGACATGGATCACACCCTTGATGACCACATCTCTGAGGCTTTGTCGTTCCTGTCCTACGGCTTTGCGTGGTTCGAGGTTGTCTATAAACGTCGAGTAGGCCCCCAC